TTTTTTTCAACTAAGTGGTATAATAAATCAAATAGAATTCACAACAGGAGTTGAGATTAATATGAAAACTATAAAATTTAATGATAAAAAACATTATAACCCGTTAGAAATTTCAATAATTATAATACTTGGAATTATAATCTCTTTTCCAGTTTTGGCTTTACTCACAATATTTTTAATGTTTATGTTTACCATAAGCCCTTTAATTACAATATTTGCAATAATTTTTATTATATTTAAGATATTTTTATTAAAAGACGGCATATAAATGCCGTCTTTTTTATTCATTATTCATTTCTTCCTGTCTTTCTTTTTCTTCTTCTGCCAACTGATCTGCTCTTAATATCCAATAGTCAAGTTCATCTAAATTACATTCCATGAGTGTTTCATAACTTATATTCATTTTAAAATAATTAAGAACCATCAACAAATCAGTTATGCTGTCTAAAAAACACTCTATAAATCCGTTTCCATTTGTATCTCTTCTTTCTTCTCTTCTCCTGTTCCCCAACCTTTTAACAAAAAAGTTTTTGTGTTATTCACAACTCTAAGATAGTCCAATGCTCCCAGTTTAAGTAGGTCTCCGTATTTTATTCCTGTTGCTTTTTCAGCAACAGTTAAAGCCCAGCCATCATCAAAATCCTTAAAAGAGTCTTCATTACTATTTTTAAATCTGGCCTTGTAATTTCTGTTACATTCTGAAAAGCTATTTCCATTTAAAGATTCCATATCTAAATCTATTTCAGTATATTTTTTACTTCCAAGCGTATATTCTTTTGTCAATTTTATTATCATATATTCTATCTCCTTCTAATTAAATATGTCCTAATAAACTTCTTATTACATGATTTGTATCTCCATTTACATTTGATATACCGTTAAGTACATCTATTTCATTAATTGTTTTTCCTCCTATAGAAAGTTTATAATATGTGACACTTAAATCAAAACTTCCTTCAAATTTTTGACCACCTTTAATTTTAGGTCCATCAAATTTTGTAAAGAATCCTCTGATCGTAGCATCTACTCCTGTAACTTTTGGGGAATGTGTGGTTCTATCAAGTTGCTGCAACGCTCCAAGACATTCCAGATTTATAAAATCATTATTGTTGAAATTTAATAATGTATCATTTATACTATCCATTTTAACTTTCACAGACATTTTTTTATAATGTCCTATAAGTGGGACTTCAAGCTCTGCAGTCATTCCAAATTGTTCTGTTGTTACGGTTGAATATTCAATGCTAGGGAGTTCAACCTCTCCCACTCCTTCAAGATTATTAGTTCCATTTATATATATGTCGGCATCAACTAATGCTACAGGTAAATTTCTTCTTGGCATTTATCATGTCTCCTTTCTTATTATTTTGCTAAACTGTTTGCAAACTCAGTCAAAGCATTTACATCATATTTTTTCATAAATGTCATAGATTTCATTCCTGGTATGATTCCCAGATTTATAACCCAGGTTATGTCTCCATTTATGACATCTAATATACTGTTATCTTCGGCAGATAACACTGTACTTGCACTCAAAAGGTCATTTCTTGCAACTAACGCATTTAGCCTTATGTTCATTGATTTAGTTACAGTTTCAGCTAGTTTTTTTGAAAACTTCTTGTCCACTTTATCAAAATAGCTTATAACAAGTTCATTTCCTATATATTTAAACATCCTACGTGTATAAATGAATTTGTCCTTAGGATCTGTTACCATTGGATTTTTTGCTGTTTCCGATCCCCAGCATTTCCATCCTTTAAAATTTATTGCTGTAACAACTCCATTTTTATTCAAGAGATTTGCCTGCTGCTCCTTATCCAATATTATTTCTTCATATTCCCCACTTGAATTTTTCCATAACAGTCCATCACATTTATACGCATGATTGGAAGCTCCTTGCGAAGGAACTCCACTATTTTCATTATCTATCCTCATCGAAAGTGCCGCATAATGAATCGATTGAAAATATCTTTTTCCAGATAATGTTAGCATCCCATATAAAATAACCTGGTCATTATCATTAATATTTTTATCATCTTTCCATTTTGAAATCTGATCAAATGATTTATCAATCGGAGAGTTTATTAACGCAACTGATTCAAACATTTTTCCATTAATGTTCTTAACCTTTGTAGCCATAACTGCTGCCACATCACTCTCGTGTGAGAAATCAGGTACATCTACAAATGCAGGAAGCTCTGAAAATTTTAGAAAAACTTCATCTAGAAGTTCCAACCCTGTTCTTTTCATTGTGTTTATCTCATAGCCTCCGATTGCTTGAGATTTTGTAACCGATGATAAATCAACTTCTTCAAATTCAACGTCAATTTTATTCCCATTAGATGGTTTTGCAAAAATTTCAAGACCTTTTTCTGTCCACATCAATGTTGCATCGACAATTGGTTGGCTATCAATATTATTCTTAACAACAACTGATTCAGGGATTATTTTATGGTTGGGTATTATTGTACTACCTGTTGCAACTGATAATCCTGTCAAAGTTGTTCCCGTTTTTTTATGCTTTTCAGGATTTAAAATATTGACAACATAAAGTGGAGCTACTCCATACAGTTCAAAAAAAGTTTTAACTGCCTGTGAAATGGAAAAATCCTGATCATATGTATCTCCAAAATAAGATACTGCTTCCTTGAGAGTTCCTAATCTAACTACTTCATTAACTTTTCTGTTTTCCTTTTTCACTTTATGGATTGGTGCTGTACCAACTATAAAATATCCGTAATCCAATACAACAGGTAAATTAATGTCACTTGTTGTTTCAGACTGGTATGTCCCGTGCTTGTATGCCATTACTATTCACTCCTTCCTTTTATTTCTTCTTTTATACTTTCCGTTATACTTTCAAAAAGCTTTTCATTTTGTTGAATCTTTCCTAGTTCTTCAATGTCTATTAAAACTTTTTTTAGTAAAGGATATTTTTCAATTTTCTCTTTTATGATATCTGTTTCATAATATACTGTTCCTCTTACAAGGCGGAACTCTTTAAAATCAAGATTTCCACCAAGATAAATATATTGTTTTGTTTCTTCCATATTTTTCTCCTATTCTTTTATTGGTTCAACCGGATATGCATACACAGTAAATATTATCCTTGAAAATATAAAATCACCAAATTCATCACTGTAATATTCACATTTAAATTCTCTGTCCTGTCTTATTGCCATTCCTCTTTTATCCCATAGTTTTCCTAATAATTTTCCACGAAGTTCATCACCTTTGGCCAAATTATCTATGTAATTTTCATTTTTTGTACCTATTATTATCTCAAATGTTGCGTCACAATTGTACACATCTATACCGTCTCGCGTCTGTGTGAAATCTAAAACCCTTAATGTCATACATGGAAAAAAAGCCTTTTTTAATCCTGTATTTTTATCAACCTCCCCGTATTTTCTTACAGGAAGGCTTCCTCGGAATATTTGATATTCTGAATTTTTGAATTCTTCACATAAAAATTCATACAAACTTTTTTCAACAATTTTTATACTCATTTTTCTACATTGACATAAGTCTATTTAACTCATGTTCAAACCTTTCATTTAATTTCTGCTCCATAAATGCATCAAGTTCAGGTAAAAAATCCCTGTTACCTAACATCTGAGGTGCGGATGGTCCAAATTTTCTTTTGATAGGAGTACTTCCACTTCCTATTCTTTCAAATGCTCCGAGTCTTCCATCTTTATATGCAATGAACGTTCTTTCATTTAAAGAAATTTTATTTCCATTTTTTACGGTTGCAGTAACAGGTACTTTACCAATTCTTGTGTTTGGATTTAATTGAAATTTATCAAGTCCTAGATAATTTCCTTTAGAATTAATTTCGGTCATTAAATTTCCAGGGTTTGCCCTTTTTACAATCAAATTTTTTAAAAGTTCTCCATATTTTACTGTATATGTCTTTCTAGCATTTTTTACAGTTCTTGTTTTTGACATCTCAGTAACTCGGTTTAATGCACTTGATAAAGCTCGCGGTGCCTTTTCAGGAAATTCCATAAATTTTTCTTCCAATTCTTGAAGAAAATTTTCATCAAAATCAATAGTAAACATTTCATCAGCTCCTAATAATCGTCATACCTATATAAATCTAATTCATATATACCAAAATTCTCTTTACAGTTAGCGATTATCCACTCTTTATTGTCAAAATCTATTCTTATATTTCCTTCAGGTTTATATTTCAAATATTTTTTATCAATAAATACTGTAATTCCTTCTTTATATATGCCACTTTCAATATTTAATTTTCCACTTATAATTTTTTCCTGAAAAATATCCTCGTCTGTCACACATACAATATCCGTACCATTCAAATTATGAGTTTCTCCAAAATCTCTCGGATTTAAAAATGTATTCTGTATATCGTTTTCCAAAACATCTTTAAAATTCATACTCTCACCTATTTTTTCTTACTTTTACCTGCCTTTTTTAAATCTTCTAAATCTTCTGAATCCTTATTTGTTTCTTCTTCAGAAAGTAATGCGTCTTTATCTTTTTCTGTTACGTCATCTCTAGAATTCGAATCACTTTCTATGATTAATCCTCTTTCAATACAGTTTTCCAATATTTCTTTTTCTAATATTTGAACTTCTTCTCCAATTTTATACATTTTTCCTTCATAGACAAATGTATTTTTAACCATATATATCGCCATTATCTACCACCTACTTAACTTTTAACACTTTTAATGATTTAGTATTTAGCGGAATAGTTACTGGTTTTGACATTGTACGGATTGTAATAGTGTCATTTTCTTCTTTCACATGAGTTCTAGGAATTAAATCACCTTCTAAAATTCCATCACTAATTGTACTTACAGCTCCAAATTTTACTAAGTTACCTTTCGGTGCAAATAAAGCTGTGTAATCCGGAATAATTGCTTTTGTCTTAGTTTGTTTTGTAGCTTTATCCACATAATCGTAATATTCCTGATATTCAAAAACATCAATTCCCAATCCAGTCAATGTGCCAATATAACTTGCACCATTTACACCCTCAACTTCAGGTCTTATATCCCCAAAATAAGCATTTCTAAGGTTCATCATATTTTGTACAGCTTTATTGTTAATAAATAATTCCGCAGCCAACGGATCAAGAATTATCGCTTCTGGTCTAGTTCCTCCAGCTTTATTAATTTCACTTAATACAGCCTTTATATCTTTTATTGGGTCAGAATTAGCATTGTCCCAAGTTGAAGCAACGGTTGTATGATGTTCCGTAGAAGAGTTATCATAATATTTGATTGTATCTGATACTCCTTCTCCTTCAATTGTTGTTTGTAATTTATATAATGTTTCAGCTGCCATAGCTTCCCAACGTCTTGCAATCTGTTCACTTTGTTCCTGCAAAGTTTCAGCAATTTTTTTCTGTCTTTTTGTATCAGGATCACTTTGTGAAAACGGATTTTCTCCTGGCAATCTTTCAAAGATCAGTTCATCTGCATGAAATGTCTTTTTAGGAGCCACTGCATAAGGTTTGAATGTTCTTCCTGAAAATGTATCTTTTGGCATTTCCTCTCCGTCAACATATCTATCGACAAATGGAGCCATCAATCTTCTACCATTTTTAAATTCAATAGTTACTGTTTCCGTATCCAAATTTTCCCTATTTGCAAAAAACGTATCAAATAAAAATGTTCTTGGTCTCGGCATTGCCTCTGTTACTAAAAATAATGTTCTTAAACTCAAATCTAAATTCATACTCATTGTTATTCCTTACCTCCTAATGTTCTTAAATAAATATTTCTGTCGCTGCATAACTCAATTACTTTTTCTTTTGTTGCTGTACCGAAATTTACTTTTTCAATATTAAATTCCCCTTCAGTATAAATAGTTGTTTTTGTTGGAGCTCCAGTTGCATCGGCAGCTCTTGTAACAATTCCGAATACTTTTCCAGTATCAGTTATTATTGCACCATCTTTATCCACAATATCTCCTCTTTTCACAGTTTTTCCAACTTGTAAAGTAAGCTCCGCTACAACCAACTCTTTTTTCCCAACAATTAAATGATCTGGCTCATTTGTATAATCATATTTCATAATTATTTACCACCTTTCTTAAAAAATGCTAAAATTTTATTTGCTGCTTTTTGCTCATCATTAACCCCATCATCATTACCTTTCGGCATATTGTTAAGTGGTTTCCCTTCATCTTGTATCCTGTTAAGTTTATTTTGATTTTCCTGTTTCATTAAACTTACAATTTCCAATGCTAAATCTCTAGCATTTTTAGGCTCTTCAAATTTAGCTTTATTAACTACTTCATGGTTATACCCTAAATCCTCGATTTCCTGTATCCTTGTTCTTTCTTCTTTGATACCAATTTCTTTTCCTTCGTTTATGATTTCAGCATAAATATCAGGAAATTTATTTTTAATTTCTTCTATTGTCATTTTTCCACTTCCTTTTCCATTATTTTTTATGTTTTTATCAACATTAAAGTTTTTAAACTCCGCCATATTAAATATCATATTGTTTGAAATTACCTTATTTTCCACAACTTGAATATCCGCATTTTCGATTATTTCATCAATAAACCCATATTCTAGTGCTTCTTCAGCACTTAGCCAAGTTTCATTATCCATTAATTCTGATAACTTTTCCTTATCAATATTAACTTTTTGTAAATAAGTTTCCAATATTGAATTTTTGTGTTTTTCAAGTACATCTGCCTGTTTTCTCATCTCTTCTGAATCCCCCATTGCAATTGTTAAAGGATTATGTATCATAAACAAAGCATTTTTAGGCATTCTAACTGTATCTCCAGCACACGTGATTAAAGTAGCTGCACTTGCTGCAATACCGTCAATATTTACAGTTACTTTGGCTTTATGTCTTCTCAAAGCATTGTTAATTGCAATAGCAGTGTCAACTACACCGCCATTTGAATTAATATAGACATTAATATTTTCTACATCTAAGTCAGTCAAATATTCTGTAACTTCCTTAGCACTTATGGTATCACCCCAAAAACTTTCAGCTATATCACCATATAACATCAATTCGGCATTTTTATCATCGTTTTTAACTATATTCCATATAGTTTTATTCCTCTGGCTCATTGTTTGGTGGTTCGGTATAGATTGTTCCATCCAAAATCACCCCTTTCTCATTTGCTATTTTTTGTTCTTTTGCCAATATTTTTATATTTTGATCAAAATCTCCTCCGTTTAATTCTATTGTTTCACGACTTCTTGTTGATAACCCAGCATTTATTCTTAATATTGATGCTTTAACTTCACGTTGAGGATCAAGTTGTCCTTGCGATGTCCCACTCCATATTGCTCCACTATATGCTTTTTTAATCAATATATCTTCTTCAAAATTTTTTATTTCAATTCTTGCAAGAAGCACTGCTTCTCTTAACCACTCCTCATATACAGTCTGACAAAAATTTTTTGCAAACCATTCACGTTTTTTTCTAAATGTTTTCCACGCTTCTAACAAAGCTGCCCTACTTGCAGAGTAGCTACTTGTGAAATGCATTATCATAAGTTCGTAAGGTATTCCTAGACTGCTTCCTATCTGACGTATTATAGCCGTCATAAAAGGATCAAATTGAGCATTAGGCCTCGCTGGATTTACTGAATTAGCTTTTTCTCCTTTATTAAGAGTGACTATTGCACCGCTTGACATTTCCAATGTACTCGTTTCACCTGAAGCAACAGACTCATCATCACCTACATTTGATAAATCTCCTATATTTGTCTGTGGAATATCTGTCGATTCAATAAATATTGTAAACATACTGCTTATTATGGCACTTGTCAGTTCTGCATTAGTGTATCTATCAAGTTGCTTTAAACTTTCCATTACAGGAGCTAATATTGGAACTCCTCTTACTTGCCCTGGTCGCTCTGCTGTTGTAAGGTGTATTATATTCAATTGATTTTCACTTCCATATATTTTTACGTATCTGTGCTGATTTGTACCCTTTACCTCATCATTAGGATTCTGTTCTTGTATATAATACCCTTCAATACGACCATTTTTATTAAACTGTACTCCCTGTACAACTGTAACATCTGAACTTTTAGTGTTAGGAGTATTTACTCTGTCTGGTTCAATTACCGATAATTTTAGACTGTACGGATTGTCAGGAGTCACAAAGTAATTCAAATGAATAAAACACTCCCCATTCAGAAGTGTTGTAAGAAATACAAGATCCTGAATCTCATAGAAATTGTATAGTCCTGTCTGATCAATTTTTGAATTACTCCAAATTTCAAATTCTTTTTCTATTTTATTTTCTAGTAATTCTGTATCATTTTCAGATAATCCTGTTATATTGGAATCTATACTCGATTTTAATTTCAATCCAGAACCTATTGCATTTATTTTCATTGTATTCAACGCTCCATTTGCAAGAGGTGCCCCCATATATAGATCTCTAGAACGTGCCACAAGCTTTTCACGATAATTGTAAATATCATTTTTTACCCCTCCAGGAGATGCAAACCATCCACGCAGAGATTTTTTTCTAGAACTCGCTCCATGTTCACCGTATCCTTTATTCATTATTTTTTGATTTTGAGTAAACATTTTTAGTTTTTCTCTCGCTTCAATCATCTTTAATGCTTTTCCCGGATTAAACACTCCTATTGTCCTTTCTAAAAGATTCAACTTTTATCACCTCCTATTTTATAAATCTCTTATCAATACCTGTACTGATTGTTTTCTTTTCCCTCCATTTTGAGCAAGTGTCAGGTTATATTCCCATTCCTGTCTTGCTTTTATAATTTCAGGCAAATCTGCACGTGTCAGCTCTCTCGTACCAATTTTATAACTTTGTCCTGTCAGTACTGCTTTTTCAGCTTCAAGATATGAGTTAATCATTTCTTTGCATGTTTCCATACTGTGTATCATTTTTTCCTCCTTATATTTCACTTCGGATAATTCTTCTTCTATTATTTTTTTGCCGAGTTCTTAAGTTATTAAGAACATCCGTAGAGTATCTTATGTTTAAATCTGGATTTGCAATTCTAAGTGCAGCTTGAGCATAATTTCGAATATCTAGAGGTTCATTTCTCTTATCTCCAATTGTTTTCCATTCAATTTTAACTTGTCCTTTACTGAATGTAACAACTTTTATCTCAGAAGTAAGTCCCTTAAAATAAACTTCATCATATCCACGCTTAGGATTATTTGGAAAGTGCATATATTTTGCTCCAGGTTCTTTCACTTTAAGATTGCTCATTATCGTATCTTTACCAGTATTAACTCCCAAAACGAACAAAGAAATTCCACCTTTATTATTTTTGCTAGGTCGTGAAATAAGAGGTCTTCCTGCTTCTCCGTTTCCTTTTATTCCAAATATATTTAATTGTTCCCTTGCCTTTACATATCTGTAAACATCATCTGTATGATGTCCTCCAGTATCAATACAAGTACAGGCAACTCTAATTTTCTCTCCGTTCTGATAAGAATAATCTTTCATCAAAATCTGATCTAATTCATTCCACACATAAGGCAAAGCAGGATTACCCATGATTACTCTATAATATATACCCCAGCTTTCTTCTCCTT